TTGAGCAGCACCGCACCCTGGCCGCGCCAGACAGTCACGCAAGCCGCGGCGGGTGGATGAGCGGACGAGACGCCAAGGTCATCACCTACCACGCTGAGCACGGCGAAGTGGGCCGCATCATCGTTTCAGCCGACATGCTCAAGGGGGAAGCAGCATGAAAAGCGCCGAAGAGCTTTTGACCCAATGGGGCATCTGGGTATGGCAGAAGACAGGCGTGCCTCGGTACGTCTCGCCGATGCTAGCCATCATGCGCGACAACGTGCCCAGCACTCACGCGCCAGATGCTGCGATCACCGATGAAGAGGCAGAGACGGTATCGGCTGTAGTCGCCCGCTTGCAGCAGCGCTACCCGGAAGCATCCGAGGCCGTGCACCTGTACTACTGCCACAACCGCACCATGGAACAGATCGGCAAGCAGCTTGGCAAATCCCGCCACCAGGTGAAGGACATGCTGAGCCGTGTGCACGGTTACGTTGAGTCGGAGTTTGATCGACGAATGGCAGCTTAATTTACATGTCGTGCCTGTTGACGTGTTAACGCCGATCTGGCAATCTGGCACAAATTGCGGTTTTACCGCTTCAGAAAGCCCTAGCAGAAATGCCGGGGCTTTTTTATGCGCAAACGGTTGATGAGGGCTCACCACCCAGCGCACCCATTCGCACCGCATCGCGCAATAGAGTGCAGCGCCACGGCAGCTTAAGCGGCCTAACGTGCAATGCAGTGCAACCCTATTCCGGCCCCATGCCTGCCTCCTTGCTCATAGGCGGATCGCACGCGCATGTGAGGCCGGACTTAATCAACTGCCCCATGCGGGATAACCGAGATGCCCAAGATGCCAGAGAAGAGCCCTGAATTTTGGGTGGCCCTCGCAGCAGCCCTGCGCGAACACGGACTGGCCATGATGCTGACCTTCGTTCTGTCGTACATCCGTATCCACCTGTACGGCGACAAGAAGAGCCCGCTGGCCAAGCTGCTCGAAGCCACATTCGGCGCGCTGCTGATCATGCTCGTCGGTCTCGGCGTGAACGCTATGGGTGCAAACCTCGCCTGGACGCTATTCGCTGCCGGTTTGATCGGGCTGCTCGGCGTGGATCAGGTAAGGGCGCTGGCCGGCAAGTGGGCGGAGCGAAAGGTGAGTCAGTGAGGAATCGCTATGTTCCGTATCGACGCACACCCAGAGACGGAGCAGCTGTCACGCGCCCTCGGTGAGCTGGGGAGCCGACAACTGCCGTTTGCGCTTGCCCTGGCTGCCACTCGCACAGCTCAGCGCATCAAGAAGGGCGAGCTTGCCGTAATGCGTCAGCGCCTTGATAGGCCGACGCAAACGACGATGAACAGCCTGTTCGTCAAGGCGGCGACCAAGCAGAAGCCCGAAGCGCGAACCTTCTTCAAGGACGCGTTCACCTCAGGCATCCCTGCCGACACCTACATGCAGGCCCCGGTGAGGGGTGGCAAGCGAAAGCACAAGCGATTCGAGAAGGCCCTCATTGCCAGAGGCCTGATGAAGAACGGCCAGTACGCCATCCCAGCAAGCTCCGCAGTCAACCAGTACGGCAACGTGCCCCGCGGGGTGATGACCAAGATCCTCTCGGGCCTTGGAGCGGCAGAGACCAGCAGTGGCTTCCAGGCCAACGCTACCGGGAGCAAGCGCAGCAAGCGCAAGGGCAATGCCCAGCGGTACTTCGCTGGTGAGGTGGGCGGAACGCAGGGGATATGGGAGCGGCGTAAGACAGCCTTCGGTGATGCAGTGCGCCCCGTCTTCTTGTTCGCTGACCTTGAGCCCCGTTACCGGGTGATCGTGCCGTTCTTCAAGATCGCCGACAACATCGTCAAGGCGAACTACATGCGCGAGTTCACGGACGCCCTGGACTACGCCATCAAGACGGCCAAGTAGCCCCCGTCATGGGTCCTTCCGGCACCCCCGGGCGGCCTCGGGTGATTCGGGCCCCGACCTTTCGCTACATACGAGCTTTTCCAGTGGACAGCTGTGTCCGTGTCCGGTTTGGTGATTTATGGCAACGCAAGCGGAAGTCGCCGCTCACCTCGACATGACCGATCGCCACCTGCGCCGATTGATCCAACAGGGCGTGATTCCTAACGGGAAGGGCCATGGCGGCATCGATATCGACGCGGCGCGGATTGCCTACATCCGCTATCAGCGGTCGCTGTGCGATGGCTCGGCAAAACCGGACATGCCAGATCCTCCAGAAGAGGAAGACGACTCGGTAGAGCGGCAGCTCACTCAAGAGCGTCTGCGCCTCACTGCCGCCCAGGCCGAGGCTCAGGAGCTGAAGAACGAAGTGACCAAGAAGCGGCTGATTCCGGCCGACTTCATCACGTTCGCTTTCGCCAAATTCATTCCGGCCGCCGGCTCGATCTTCGACACGGTGGTCATGACGCTGCGCCGCCGCCATCCCGACCTCACCCCGGGGCAGCTCGACTCGATCAGCCGCGAGTTGACCAAGGCGCGTAACACCATCGCCCAGGCGGCGGATCGCCTACCGGAGTGGCATGACGAGTTTATCGACAGCGCAGATTGAGGCCTGCCAGGCCGCGATGTCGGCCGGCTTGCTGTCTCTGCGGCGCGATGCGCCACAGACCCCGGTCGCCTGGGCGGATGAGAATTTCTACCTGTCCAGCGAATCGTCCTACCAGGAAGGCCGCTGGGAGACGCTGCCGTTTCAGGTCGCCATCCTGAACGCGATGGGCAATGACGAGATCCGCACTGTCAACGTGATCAAGTCGGCCCGCGTCGGCTACTCGAAGATGCTGCTCGCGGCCTCGGCGTACCAGATCGAGCACAAGCGCCGGAACATCCTGCTGTTGCTGCCAACCGATGGTGCCGCCGCCGGATTCATGAAGGCCCACGTCGAGACGATGATCCGCGACGTGCCGAGCATTTACGAGCTCGCGCCCTGGTACGGCAAGAAGCACCGCGACAACACGCTGGACACCAAGCGTTTCAGCCACAGCAAGCAGCTCTGGTGCCTGGGCGGCGCCGCGGCCAAGAACTACCGCGAGAAGTCGGTCGACACGATCATCTATGACGAGCTGGCCGCGTTCGAGCCGGACGTAGAGAAGGAAGGCAGCCCGACGTTCCTCGGCGACAAGCGGATTGAGGGCTCGACCTTCCCCAAGTCGATTCGAGGCTCTACGCCCAAGATCAAAGGCACCTGCCAGATCGAGGCGGCGGCCAGCGAGTCGCCGCACCTGTTCCGGCTGCATGTGCCGTGCCCGCACTGCCAGGCTGAGCAGTACCTGAAGTGGGGCGGCCGGGACTGCGAGTTCGGCATCAAGTGGGACGCCGACAAGCCGCAGGACGCTTGGTATCTGTGTGAGCACAACGCCTGCGTGGTCCAGCAGCACGAAATGCAGGAGCAGCACGCCAAAGGCCGCTGGGTCTGCGAGAAAACCGGCATCTGGACCAAGGACGGAATCGATTACTTCGACGCCAGCGGCGACCCGATCCCGACGCCTGACTCCGTGACCTTCCATGTGTGGACGGCCTACAGCCCGTTCACGACCTGGGGCCGCATCGTCCTCGACTTCTACAAGGCGAAGGACGACATCAGCAAGCTCAAGACCTTCACCAACACCACTCTCGGGGAAACCTGGGAAGAGGATCAGGGCGAGAAGGTCGAGTGGGAAACGCTCTACGGTCGCCGCGAAGTCTACCCGCAGGTGCCCAAAGAGGTGCTGGTGCTGGTCGGGGGGATCGATACTCAGGACGACCGCTACGAAGGCCGCGTCTGGGCGTTTGGCCAGGGCGAAGAAGCCTGGCTCGTTGATCGCTGGATTCTAACCGGCGACCCGGCAAGCGATGAGCTGCGCCGCAAGGTCGGCCTCAAGATTCACCAGCTCTATACCCGCGCCGATGGCCTGCAGATGAAGGTTGAGCGCTGGTGCTGGGACTCGGGCGGCCACTACACAGACGAGGTTTACGCCGAGAGCCGCAAGCATGGCGCGACGTGGGTCGTCCCGATCAAGGGCGCCAACGTCTACGGCAAGCCCATCGCCAACTTCCCGCGCACGCGCACCAAGGGCTCGAAGGTCTACCTGACCGAAGTCGGCACCGACAACGCCAAGGAACTGATCTACAGCCGCCTGAAGCTGCAGCCGCAGCCGGGCGTCTCGGTTCCTGGCTGCGTCCATCTGCCCGCCAATGACGAGATATGCGACGAGACGGAGCTGAAGCAGCTCACCGCCGAAACCAAGATCCTGAAGATCGACAAGGGTCAGCGGGTGTACCGCTGGGACGCAAAGGGCCGGCGCAACGAAGCGCTCGACTGCTTCGTGTACGCGCTCGCCGCCCTGCGGATCAGTCAGCAACGGTTTGGCTTGGACCTCGACGCACTGGCTGTAGAACCAACCACCAACACAACGTCCGACGAGCGCCCCCGGGTGGCTTCGTCCTACTGGGAGTCGCGCTGATGGCGTACACCATGGAGCAATACACCGCTCTGCAGGCCGCGATTGCCGAGGGCGCGCTGACGGTTCGCTACGCCGACAAGAGCGTTCAGTACCGCAGCCTCGACGAGATGGTTCGCATCCTCAAGCTCATGGCCACTGACCTGGGCCTGAACGCCAACAACGACGGCGGTCGCCGCTACGCCTCCTTCAGCAAGGGCTACTGATATGGGTTTCCTTGACGAACTCCTGCCGGGGAGGGCTTTGCGGCGCGCGGAACTCAAGCTGCAGAAGCGCAAGGCTGAACTCCAGCTCAGCCTGATCGAGCGCGGATTCGATGGCGCCGGCACTGGCTATCGAAACGATGGCTGGCGCAGCACCAATGCCGATGCCAATGCCGAGAACGCGCCGGCCCTGGCCCGTATGCGCAACCGGGCGCGGGATCTGCGGCGGAACAACCCCTATGCCGAGCGGGCAATCACTGGCATCGCTGACAACGTGGTCGGTGCTGGGATCGTTCCTCGGCCTGTCGCCAAGAGCGAGCGGGCCAACAAGCGCCTGGGCGAGCTGTGGAACGCCTGGGCCGAGACGCCCGCTTGCGATGCGGACGGGCTCGAAAGCCTCTACGGGCTGCAACACAAGATCGTGGAGGCGGTGGTCGAGGCGGGCGAGTGCTTGGTTCGGCGCCGTCGCCGCTATGCCTCCGATGGCCTGCCGGTCCCGCTGCAAGTTCAGGTG